TCACCGCTTCTTGCCCAGCGCCGCCGCCACGTCGGGAGCGATCTTCTCGATCGAGCGGCCGATCACGTAGCCGCCGAGCCCCACCTGCACGATGTCCCACAGCTTGAGGTATTCGGACTCGGTGAGGTTTGGTGCCGCCCAGCCGAGCCAGCGCGCGACGATGAGCCCGCCGAAGACCAGCATCAGGATCGGCCGCCAATTGCGCTGCAGCCAGCTTTCGCCGCGTATTTCGGCCTGGACGTTTGCCGCCGCCGCCTGCTCGATGGCCGCCGCGTTGGCCAGAAGCTGCGCCTGCAACTGCTGTTGCAGCGCCAGGCGCTTCAATTCGTCTTCGGGGTTCGGGAACGCCGACTTAACCACGTCGCCGAGGATCGGCGCCAGCACGCCCAACAAGGCTGCGAACATGTCACGCTCCTTTAAGCGCCAGGTCCACCCCGGCCGCGATGTCCTCGATGGCGAACCAATCGGCCCCGCCGGGCCGGTAGCCGCATTCCTTGCGCGCGATCGCCGAGCACAGCACGATCAGCGTGGCGCGGTTTTCGACGCTCAATTCCTGATCTGGCGAGGTCTGCATCAGGCGCGACACGAAAGCGATGTAGGCGGCCGTGTCGTTCTCGTTGGGCGGTGCCCAGCGCGTGACGATGCCCGCGATCGTGTGCAGGCCATGCTTGCGGCGGTAGGTCAGCAGCGTGCGGGCGAGCGCGCGAAAGCCCATTGTCGGCGTTTCGAATTCCTCGAACGCCGGATCGTCGTCGGTCGTGCGCTCGCCCACCCACTCGGTGCCGCCGCCGATCGCTTCGCGGATGTTGCCGGGGTTGCAGTTGCGCACGCCGCGCGGGATCGCCGCTCGGGCCACCGGAATAATGGACATGGTTCGCTCCTCAGTCTTTGCGGGCGAGCCGCGCGCGGGCGGTGTCGCGGGCGGTGAAGAACAGTTCGTCGATCGCGTGCGGGCCGACATAGGCAACGGCCGCCACGAAGCCGATGCGGGTACTTTCGTGCAGGGCAAGCCACGTCGCGAGGCTGTCGGCGACCAGACCCATGCCGATTGCGATAGGCACCTCCCACAGCAAATGCCACGACCAGAAGCGCCGCGCCCCGCGCTGCACCTGGCGCGCGTGGTACATCACGCGGCCGACGCACGCGGCGGCGATCGTAAGGACAAAGCCCTTCGTGGCGCCGCTCACTTCGGCCACCCAGCTAAACGGATCGCTCACAGCGCCACCTCGACGGCCAAATCGCGCGTGGCACCGGTGCGATTGATGAACGTGGTTCGCGTGTCGGCGTTAGCGCCAGCACCGTCGTCGTAGCGCACGTTCACGCGGTCGGTGGCGCTCGCGTTGGCGACGCTGCCGCCAATCGTCAGCGGCTCGTCGCGCGCAACGCCGGTCAGTTCGGTGAACTGGATTTCGGCGAAGAAGCAGTTGCTTGCGACACCGTTATGCGAAAAATCGATCCACACATGATCCCAAACGGTGGTCGTATCGCTCGACACGATCGTGCGCGGATTGCCGCTCTCGTTTTCGGTATCGGTAAAACTGATCGAACCGAGCGAAGTCCCGTCCGTGCGGCTCGCCGGCGCGGCACCGGTCTTGCCGCGCAAAACGAGCGTGACGGTCGGATTGATACTCACGACGTAGCCGATATTGTTGGAGCCCCACACGACGGCTTGCGCGATGCGCTTGCCCGGCGCGAAGGTTTTGCCCGCGTAGCCAAACGTGGCGTCAGGCTTGTAGCCGCAGCCGACATTGTCTTGATTGGTGATGCCGTCGAAGATGCCCGCCAAGCCGCTATTGCCGGTGAAGTCGCCGATACGTGTTCCGTTGGCACCTGGCACCAGCGACGACGCAACCGCCTGCACCAGATACGCCCCTTCGCCGCCGCTGCGCTCGCGCGCCCCCGTGTCGGTCCAGTGCTGCAGCGTAATCGTGCCGTCCACGGCCACAGCCGTGCCGCGCCCGGTGAACGTGGTGAGATTGTGCGGCGTGAAGTCGATCGCCGTTGCGCTCAAAGCCGTGCCGATGTCGCGCGTGGCGTTCTGGGTACCGCTTGCCGGGATCGCGGGGGCGGTCTGCGTAATGATCCCGGCCGTGCCGCTCGCGTAACAATGCAGGCCCGGCGTGAGGCCCGAAAAACCGGAGACGGCGCCGGCGCGCACTTGGGCCAGACCGCTTGCACCCGACGCGATCGCGCCCAATGCAATGCCGATGCGCGGACTGATCCGCACCGGCGACACCGCATCGGCATCGACCTTGTAGTAGCGATTGGCGCCCGCCCCGCGCTGGTTGAAAACGTCCTGGTAGATCAAATCGCGATCGGCGATCGCTTCCCCGGCAACGATCGCTTCGCTGCCGCCGGCGAGTGCCGCGATGACTTCGGCAGCGAGCTTCGAAAGATCGACCGCCCCCGCCGCGATCTTCTCGCCGGTCACGTCGCCGGCGGCCAGCGCCAGCGTGCCGGGCGACGCGGCGACGGCAGCGCCCGTCGCGTCGAACCCCAAGAACTTGTTCGCGCGGAGCGCCGCTGCGGGCAGTTCGCCGATCGCAACTGTATCGCCCGCCGGCTGGCGCAGCGTGCGCGCAAACAGGCGCCGGAACTGCTGGAAGATCGCGAAGATGCGGTCGAGGGCGGTATTCAGAACTTTGATGTTGAAGACCGGCGACGGATAGGGAAAATCGTCGGTGCGCGACAAGGCCACGTCGCGTTCAATGACGATGGTGCAATTCGACTGGGCGGCCGAAAACGCGACGCTCCCGGACTCGAAGCCGCCATCGACCGTCGCACCCGCGCCCGCCACAGTGAATCCGCTCGAAACCGCCGCCCCGTCTTTGTAGACCTTGATGTCGGCGATCGCGAAAAACGGGAACGCAAACGCAAAGACGGTCTGCGGCGTGCCGCCAACCACATGCACAACGCGCGCGTTGGAAGAATCCTCGGGGACTTGGATATGCGGCATGGCCTGGGCTCGGCGCTTGGGGTTCGCGAGCCTCGAAAATGCGGCCAAGCCGCGTGCCGCTCAACGCACGGCGGCGATACGAGCGAGTTGGGCTACCGGAACATGCCGGGGAAGGCTTCGCGATCTTCGCGGTAGGTCTGTCCGTAATCCTTGAAGCGGCGCTGCTCTTGGCGGGCGAGGAACCCCGGCGACGCGCTCTCGCGCAGCGAATTGAGGAACAGCCAATCGAGCCCCGGCCGCACATAGAACAGGTTGGCGAAGGGCGTGTTCTGGAGCGCGATATTGAGCGCCTCGCCCGCCTTGCCGTCGCCGTCCCGCGCGCGCATGGCGAGATTGGCGACCGAGCCCAGCGCCCCGAACGACGGGCCTGCCAGCGTTTCGAGGAAGCCGTTGCCGAAGCGGTTGGCCTCGCCGAACAGGAAGTCGCCGTAGATCCCGAGGCCGCCCGACTGCTTGAGCGCCGCAAGGATCGTCTTGTAGCTGGTCGGGTCGCGCGGCGCCGCCAGCCCGTTCATGTAGTCCTTGGCCGTCATCGACGCGTAGCCCGCGACGAACAGCCCGGCCATCAAGTGCCCGATATGGCCCGCATTGTTGGCCAGGCGCTCGCCCGCCGTCTCGCCCGCCCCGCCCAGCACCGCGCGCCCAAGCACGCGCTGGGTGAAGGCCACGGGATAGCCTTTGAACTGCATCACGAAGCGCATCGCCTCGCCAACGACCGTGCCGGGGCGCGTGCCCTGCAGCGTCAGGCGGCGCGTGGCGTCGTCTGCTTCAAGAACGCCGAACCCAACTTCGTCGGCGAAATACGCGCCAACTTTCAGTTCCAGCGCGTCGCGTGCGGCGGCAATTTTGCGCGCATTCGGCTTGCCTTCGACAAGATTGGAAATCGCTTCGTCGGGCAGATCGCGGATCCGGTCGGGCGTCACGTAGGTGGTGCCGTTCGCAGCGCGGAATTGGGCGGCCGACACGGCCTGCCATTCCTTGGCGCCGATGCCGTGCACCTCAAGACTGCTTTTGAAATTGGGTTCGAGCCTGTCGAACCCGGTCCCGATCTTCGCGCCCATGTGGGCTGCCAGCATGCGCGCGTTGCTGGCCTTCATCGCGTCGGTCCACCATGTCAGGCCGTTCCACTTGAAGAACGTCGTCATGGCGCGGTGCATGGCGCCGACCGTGGCGTCGCCCGCCGCGTAGGGGCTTGCGATATGGGCAATCAGCCCGTCGAATCCTTCGCCCAGCAGGAACGCCACTTCGCGCGTCTCGGCCTTGCCGCGCCCTTTCAGGAATTCGCCGAGCTGACCGGCATAGGCTTGGCCCAGCGGCACGCCGTTGAATTTGAGGTTCGCCGTGGCCGTCACCATGTCCGATACCGACGTGATCACCGCCCCGCCAAGTTTGGCCATCGACTGCACGGCGCGAACGCCTGCCGAGATCTGCGCCGCGCGCACATGCTGGGGCTGGAAGGTGAGGCCCAAGGCTTCGTCCATCGAAGCGCACAGCATGCCCGCGTCGGCGTTCAGCGCTTCGATCTGTTTTGCGCGCGTCGCCGCGTCGAGCGCCTTGTCATCGCGCACGCGGCGCGTGAGCGTATCGACGATCCGGCCCAGCATGGTTTCTGGATTGGGGCCGTAGACTTCCATCAGGGACGCCATGCGCGCGGCGTGCATCTGGTGTTTGACCATGCCGTCGAAGACGTGCCCCTCGCCGAATTCGGCATTGTAGGAAAGCCACGCATCGGCATCGCGGAAATGCAGCACGCGATGGCGGCCCAAAGCCTTCGCGACGTTGGCCGGGCCGGTGCGGTCGCCCTTTTCGGCGGCCGTCGTGGCGCGATCGCGCCCCGTGACGATCGTTGTCCACACGTCGGCCAGGATAGCCGGAACTTCGTCGGGACTTCTGTCGGAAAAAGAGCGCTTGAGATTGAGCCGCTGCAAGGTGGCTTTCACCCAGGCATCTTGCCCCACTTCGCGCAGCTTGTTTGGATCGTGCGCCTGCGCGCCCGCCCAGCCGTCGAGCTTGCCGATATTGGCGCCCCGCAGATTGAGCGCTTGGCGCGAGGCTTCCGCCGCGTCGGCCAGCACCTTGGCCGCGAACTGCGCATCGGTGTTGCGCGTCGAGCCTGGCTTTCCGCCGTCGCGAAGCTCGACCATCTCGCGCGTCACGTCGTCCAGAAACGGGCGGTCGCGCAGCAGCTTTTCAATATGCGGCCGTTCGGCAGCAATCTTGGCCATCGGCTCGCCCACGAAGCGCCGCTCGAACGCCATGCGCAGCGCCTGCACCGAATGCCGACCGCCTTCGATGCGCCGCACCGTGCCCTGGTTGATCGACACGAGCGCGTCGCGGGGGCTGAGCCCCGCCGCGATCAGCTTTTCGACCTGGGTTGTGGTCTGTTCGCGCTTGATGACGTTCAGCGCCGCATGTTTGGCGGCGAGCGCTTTTTCGATGGCGGCTTCGTCGGCCGCTTCGCGCGCGGCTTGCGCCAACCGCGCATCGAGCCCGTCGATGGCGCCTTCGGCCTCAAGCGCATCAAGCTTGCGCTGGGTGCGCGCGAGCAGATCAATCGCCTCGCTCTCGGTGAGCTTGTCGCCCGAGGCCGCGCGCACGGCCGCAACGCAGCCATTGGAAATCGCCATGTCTATCTCCGGAAACAGGAGGCCGCAGCTGCGGCCCCGTCGTCGAATGCAGCCGTGTCGGCCAAGGCCTGGCGTGCCGCTTTCAGCGTCGCCGCATCTTCGGCCGACAGGCGCCCGGTCGCGACCAGCGCTTCCGCGTCGTCGAGCAGGCCGGTCGTGTCGTCGATGGTCGCGGTGCGCTCGGGGCTGGCGCTGCGGCCCGGCTTGCCGACGTTGGGCGCTTGCGGATCGGCGGCAGCGAAGGTCTTCTCAAACATCGCCACGGCCGCTTCGATGCGCTTGGCGGGCGATTTGAGATTGGGGATGCGCGACCATTCCGGCGAAGCGAGCGCATCGGTCAGAACCGCGCTTTCGTCGAATTGCAGACCGAGCTTTTCTGCCGCAGCCCGCACGGACGCGATGCGCGCATCGGACGCGGCGGCGAGAAGCGTTTGGTCGGCGGCACCCTCGGTCGCTTTGAAGGTTTCGTATTTGCGCGCCTCGGCGATCACCGTGCGCGCAAGCTCGGTCTTTGCTTCCGGCGAGGCCGCCTGCCATGCCGCAACATCCGCGTCGCGTGCCGGAGCCGCCTCGGCTGGCGTCGCGGGCGCGCTCGGCGCAACCCGCTCGGGCTCGGGCAGGGCGGCAGGCTCGGGGGCGGCTTTCGCGAAATTGACCGCGCGCCCCTTCGGTGGCATATTGCCGTCACGGCTCTCGGGTAGACGAGCTAAAGGCTCCCGAGCAGTATCCCCGGCAGGGCTCCGAACTCGGCCGGGGGAACCGCCCTCCCCCAGATTCGGCGACAACGGATATTCGGCCTTGTCCTTGGCCACGAAAATGCTGAGCACGCGTCGCCCGCCATCTGTCGGCCCGTCGATGTAGACGACGTGCTCGCCGTCGTCGCGCTGGCGAACCCACATGCGGTTCGCTTCCTTGGCGCCGGACTTGGCCTGCAACTCGCGCACGACGTTCGGCAGCGCCATCACGTCTTCGCGCGTGACGCGCTCGGCAACGGGCTTTCTCGATTCTTCGCCGTGCCGCCAAATGATCTTGACCAACCCGCTGCCGCTGCCCGGCACCTCCGCGTCGCCCAAGCCCTTCCAGCCGCCGCGCGCGATCGCCGTGGCGTCGATCTGTTCGGGCGTGATCGAAACCAAAGGATCGTCCTTGAGCCCCATCGGCTCGCTGCGTACCGCGTCGTAGGCCTGGCGCACGCCCGCCATCTCGCTCGCCACGCGCGGATCGATATCGACCGGGCGCCCTGCGGCCACGTCTTGCGCCGCACGGTCGAGCGCGTAGAGCGCCGTATTCTGGCGCTGCACATCGGGGATGGGATCGGCAACGGTGTCGCGCGGGGCGACGGCAAGGTCCGCGTCTGCGGCATCGGCGGCTTTGCGCGCGCGCGTCTCGACGCGGGCGGCCGTGAATTTCGACCACACGCCCGACGCCCCGCCGATCGCTGCCCCGGCAAAAGCGCCCAAGGCAATGTCGAGCGTCACGTCCGCAAAGCCAACATCGTCGCCAAACTGGTTGCGGCTCGGCACCAAGAACGGCTGCGCCACGGCGGTGCCGATCGCACCTTCGACCGCACCCGAGATCGCACGGCCGCCAACCACGCCATAGCGCGCCACACGCGCGGCGCGGAACGCAGGCCCGACCCACGGGATGAAGTTCACGGGATCTGGGATCGAACCGCCGATGCCCGCGATGAAACCTAGCGTCCCGTCGAGAGCGCCTGCATCGCGCTGGTCGATCAGCCAGCGGCGATAGGCGTTTTCGTCGAACACTTCGGCCACGGCCTTGGCGCGTGCGGGCGTGAATTTTTCGTCGAACGGGATCGACGGGCGGAAATGCGGGCTCGCGCGCCATTCTTCGGCCGTGAGCGGGGATTCGTTGGGTGCGTCCGCCGTCAACCGTTCGCGCTGCGCCAGCGCTTGGCCCGGCAGCGTGGCCCAAAACCCTTCGCGCACCTGGGCGCCCAGATATTCGCCCAGCGGCGTGCGGAAGGCTTTCAGCCCCGCCGCCATGTCGGCTTCGTCGGCGCCGCGCCCCCATTCGGGATAGGGGGTGAAGCTCATTGCAGATCGTCCGTTGGGATGCCGTAGCGGGTATAGATCGCCTTCAATTCCGCCATGTTCTGCGGCGTGGCGCGCTTCACCCCCCCCGCCCACCCAACCACGTCGCGCACAAGATCGGACGCGTCGCGCGGGTTGCTGTTCAGCTGCGTGCGCAGCCGCTCGGCAAACGGCTTGCCGCCCGTGAAGTCCAGCGCCTTGAGCGCCGATACGATTTGCGGATTGACAATCGGCACGCTGGCGCTGGGCGGTGTCGCGCGTGCGGTTTCCTCAACCGCGCCGCGCGCCAAGACGGCATCAAGGGGGACGCGAATCTCGCGGCCATCGGGGCCACGCATCGGCGCGCCCGTGCCGGGTACCGTAAGCGTGTAGCCGTCGCCAAGATTGATCCACGTGGCGTCTTGCATCGTGCGTTCAAGCTGGCGCCGTTGCAGCGGCGGCAGATCGGCCGGGAAGCTGGCGACGGTCTGTGCAACCAAATCGTTGCGCACCGCGCGCAAGCCCGTTTCCATCGCGTTGCGGTCTGCCGTGGCCGGGAAGGTGACGGCCGCGAAGCCGCGCTCGGCAATGCCGCGCCGATCGCCGAACAGATCGGCAAGGGCTGCGTCGGCCGTGTTGGTCCGGCCGCCCGAGGCCGCACGCACCCGGGCAATCTTCGTGGCGGCTTCAAGCTCGTCTTGGATGCGCTTTGCGAAACGCGCGTCGCCGGTCGCAAGGTAGGCCGCGTCGAGCACGGCTCCCGGCCCGCTGCGATACTCGGCATCGACCGACTGCTTGACCGTCTTGTCGACAGTCGCCGCGATCGGAATGTCTTTGTCGCGGATCGACAATTCGCCCCAGATGCGCCGCGCGCGGTTGCGGTCGCCGGTCTGCCAAATGTCGAGCGCCACGCGCATGCCGCCGATATTCTCTTTGAAGCCGTTCCGTTCGAGCGATTGCAGCACGATCCCGGCCGCCGCGTCGTCTTTGAGATCGACGGTGACGCGCGCCAAGAAATCGAGCTGTTCGGCGGGGGACGCCCGCGTGGAGGCCAGCCCGGCGATCTGCGCCAGTTCCGGCATCGTAAAGGGGGCAACCGGTCTTTCTTCCAACTGCGCGATCGTGTTTGCCTGTTGCATGCGCCGCGCGACCGCCGCCGCCAGCTTGTACGGATCTCGAAATTCGAGTGGCGGCAGATCGCCGATCAGATCGCGGTGCGCGCGGGAACCCCAAGTCAGCGCGTCCTCGGCGAGCGCACGGGATTTGGTCGCGCGGATATCGACAAGCTGGCGGTAGGCGTCGGCTTCGACCGCCGAAGCCGTGCCGGCGCGCATGCGGCTTTCCAGTTCGTCGATGCGGCCCGTCATCTGGCTTACCGGCAACAGGGCTGTGGCACGGATTTCGCGCGCCGTTTCGATGATCCGCGTGGTTTTCGCCGCCTCTTCGATGTCGCCCGCCGCCAGCAAACGCGAACGATGCGCGTCGAGCGTCGTGAGCGGCACTGCAACGCCGAGTTTGAGCCGTTCGAAATCCACCTGCGCGACCGCGCGCGCTTCGCGCACTTCGCCCTCGCGCAGCGCTTCGAGCCCGCGCACCCGCTGCATGGCCTCGGCTTCCAGCGCGTTTTTGTCGGTCAATTTCAGCGAGGAGTCTGGATTGCCAGAAATGCCTTCGGTCACGACTTTATAGGCTGCCGCGACGCCCGCTGCCCCGCGCCCGGCCGCGCGATAGGCGCTTTCGGCTACGGCCGCCACGCCCAAGCCTTCCGCTTGGTCCGCAAACTGGCGCCGGAACAAATCGGCCTTCTCGGGCGTCAGAAACTGGTTGTCCACGCCCCGCAGGAGAATGTCGTTGAGGCGGGCGAAGCGCGCCAAGAACTCCGGGTCGTTGTGCTTGCCCGCCTGCGCCAGCGACAAATAATCCCCGCCGGCCGTTTCGAGTTCCGCATTGAACGACTTGGCGGCCATCGCCTTGGCGTTTTCCGCCTGCGCCACCGCAATGCCGTTGCGGTGCGTGGTGCCGAGTTCGGCAAGCTTGCGCCTGGCATCTTCGCGGAAAGCCTGCGGCACTTGCGCCAGCGTGCCCTCGGTGCGCCCCTGCCAAGCCGCGTCGAATCCGGCCGGATCGAGCGGGTTGGCCACGTGCAGATCGGTTGCCGCACGCTTGGCGTCGATGCCGATCTCCGCCAGATAGCGCTGGCGCTGCTGGCCCTGGAAGATCGACCGGGCGCGCGCATCCGAAAACGGGTTATCGGCAATCACGATCTTGTTGTCCGCGTCACGCGTGACCGAACGGTCAGCTTGTTGGGCGGCCTGTTCGCGCTGGCGAAGCCCATCGGCCTCGGTGAGGCCATCGGCTAACCGGCCAATGCCTGCGCCAATGGCGGCAAGTCCCGCCCCGGCACCCTGCACGTTGATGGGCACAACGCCGATGGACTCGAGCGCGATGCGGCGGCGGCCTTCGGGCATGGTCGAGCGCGTCATGGCGCTTCCTCTTCGCTGGTCGAATTCTTCTTCTTCGTGCCGCCGATTTTCGATCCCGCCTCGGCGGCCTTGCCGAGCCCGGCGAATGCCCCGCCGATGCCGCCCGCCATGGCGCTGCGCCCCTGGCCTTCGGCCTGGGCAATGCCGAGACCGAAACGGCGCTGCCGGTTGAGCGCGTTCAACTGGATGGCGTCGATGTCGGCGGACGCATCGGCGCGCGTCTGATCCTGGATATTCGTGAAGGTCTCGGAATAGAGGTCGAGTCCGCGCCCGGCGCGGATCGCCTGTTGTGTCGCCAGCACGCTCGACAGTTCGCGGCGGCGCTGCGCTTCGTCCACCACAGCCTGGGTCGCCGCGTTCTTGCGCTCTTCGTCCAATTGGGACGCCTGCATCGACGCGGCCTCGCGCCCGGCCATGCCGGACGAGACGGACGAGACCGTTCCAACCACTGCCGCAACGGCTTGCGCTGCTGCCACCCATTCGCCCATGTCGGTTCTCCCGTCAGCCTGTCGAAACCAGAACGTCGCGCGTGACGCTCAAGATCGTTGTCTTGGCGCCATCGGGCACCACGATGTCGCGCACGCCTTCCCGGTCGTAGCCCAGCAGCCGCACCTCGACGGTGCCCGTCTTGGTGGGTGCCGGGTTCGCATAGTCGTCGCCCTGGAAATCGAGCAGGATGTCCTGCCCCGCCACGCGGAAGCCCGCCGCGCGATCGACCACGATCAGCATGCGTGCAACGCCCTGGACGAGGCCGCGCCCCGAGCCGTCGCCCAAGTCCACATGGACCGGCATCGGACGGATGCGCTGCTCGAACGGCAAGCCGACTTCGATTTCCGTGACCTCGGGCGCCAAGTCGCCAAGCGTGACCGAACCGCCGCTGCCCACCGTGACGCGGCCCAGCGAATGGCCTTTCGACACGACGGAGACTTCGAGGCCTTCCAGGTGGGGCACCAAAGCGGCAAAGGTTTTGGTTGCGCTTCCGCTCGTAGCTTTGCGCTGGCAATCGAGGGCGGCGGCCGTGTCGTCGAAACGCTCGAGGCAGTATTTCGTCCCGCCGAAGATGCTGCGCTCGACCACCACGTAGACCGTATCGACCACGGTGCAGATCGCCTTGAACTTTCCCGCCGTCGCCCAATCGAACCAAGCGGCGATGGATTCGCGGCGCAGCGAGTGGAACACCGACAGGCGGCCGTCGCCGTTGACGGCGAGCGCAAGCTGCTCTGGCCGTCCAGGCGCGCCATAGAGAACGGCAAGGGCGGTAGGGCTCGCAATCAAATGCGAAGCGATCTGCGAAACCGGCGTCGATTTGAATTTCTGGTCGGCGTCGCTGTAGATCGCTTCGCGCACGATCGCGCCCGATGCCTGCACGAAGATATTGCCTTCGTCGAATTCGACCGGCCGCACGCCATCGGCCACGCCGAACGGCGCCTGTTTTTTCATTTCGAAGTTTTTGGGCGTAAAAGGTGCGGCGGTCGTAGCAAAATAGGCAAAGGTTGCGGCATCCGACCAGACCAGCAGCGCGTCGGCCGACAGGATCTGGCGCAACTCGGCGACCTTCTCGTCCTTTACGGAGTCCCAAATCCCCTCGTTGTCGAGGCCCGTGCCGAGGTCGAAATTGAAATAGGCGCCGACCTTCGAAACATAGATGCCGGACGGCCGCGACTTGGCGCCGGCCAGAACGAGCCGGTCCAGATGGAACGTGCCCGAACTGAAATAGCCGCGCGCGGCGCTCGCGACCGCCTCGTCCCAATCGGCCGTCGCCGCGATCGTGACCGTCTCGCGGCACGTGCCGGTCACGACGGTTGGCGACGTGTAGCCGGTGACGAGAATTTCTTTCTTGTCCTTGCGGATAATCGCGCCGACATGATTTGCCGCAAACACCGGGGCCGACGCGGTGAAGGTGACGCCAACCCCGGACGTGCCGCTTGCCGCCAGCGTCACGGGGGGCTCGGCGAACTTGTAGTAGGGCTGGAACATCTTCGTTGCGCCCGCGTTTTCCTCGAACGCGAAATTGCCGCGCGTGAAGCTTGAAGCGCCCGTGCGCTTGACCACCTGGGTGCGCATGTCCGGGTGAAAAACGATCATCGTGTCGTCGGACTGGGTGATGGCCAGCGTTTGCACCATCGCGGCCGTCCAGGGACAGCCCGCGAGCGTCGCGGCCGGGGAGGCGCCCGCAGCAGCAGGATGTGCGAAGATGTCGAGCCGCCCGTCCGTAAAAATCGCGGCATAGGCTTGCGTCTTCGAAAACACGAACTCGGCGGCCTTGAAGACGGTGCCGGTCGCGGCGAGATCGACGACATGCAGCAAGCCGGGGCGCGTGCGGGTGCCGCCCTCGACCAGCGGCGCCCGGTTCGTAAGCTTGGCTGCCCCGTTGCGGTAGATTTTGGTGTCGCCGCGCGCGGCCATCAGCGGCGACAATTCGCCGGCGACAAAGCTGGTCGTTGCTTCGCGAAAGCGCGGCATCAGCGGCGGCTCCGACGCAACCGACCCGGCGGCATGCGGCGCGTCGTGTGCGCCTGCGCATCGGCGCGCTTGGCCTTGGCAAACTGGCGCTCGGCCATCTTTTCGAGCCGTTCGGAGAAATCGCCGTTGCGCGCTATCGACATGGCAAACGACGCCGCCAGCTTCAAGAAAATGTATTCGCCGAAATAGGGCGGCCACAGGCTTTCGGGCGCGCGGTAGGAGAATTCGACAACGATGCTTTCGGCCGCGTCCGTCTCGAGCGCGCCTTCCGCCAGGCCGTAGGCGATCGGCGTTTTGCCGTTCGACGCGAAGGCCGCGCGCACGGTGAGGCATTCGCCCGGCAGATCGTAGGCGTAGGCCCAGCGCGCTTCGGGCTGCGCGCCGTTGGGCACAAGCTCGGCGCGCGTCGTCGCGAAGTTCCAGCGATGCTCCGACAGCGCCGTCTCGATGGCCAACTCGTATTCGTTGCCGGCCGCCGTCGACTCCGCCGTGCCGTCGTCGAAAGACGAGATCGGATTGGCGCCGACGCGAACGAGCGCGCGCGAACACAAAGCAAAGGGCGTGACGACGGTGGCCATGGCCGGGGCTCCAAGATCGGGAGGCCCGAAATTGCGGCAGTTGCGCCAACCCCTCAACGCACGGCGGCAAACGAAAAAAGGCGGACCGACTTTCCCCGGCCCGCCAGTCTTGTTCGTCGCGAAAAAAAAAGCGTTTAGGACGAAGGCAGGATTTCGATAATGCCCGCGACCGCACCGGCCGTCGCGAAGGAGGCCGGCAGGATTTCGATGCGCTCGCCGACAGTCACCGCGTTCGCGGCCGTGATCGCCGTGCCGTTTACGCGCGTGCCCTTGGCCGCCGCGTTGGCGATCGTCGCGACGCCGCCGGTCACGGCCACGCCGTTGATGCGCGGCGTGAGTGTGCCGCCCGTCCCGATGGCGACTTGAACCGTGGCGCGGTGGCCGACGATGGTGCCGGCGACCGGCGAGACAAGCTCGGTCGATGTCGGCGCCAGTAGATCGGTCTGGCCGATGACGTAGGGCAGGAAGATGCGGCCCGACGCGTCCGACGTGACGGCAACGACGCCGTTGGCGTTGGACGCAACGACGTAGCTGTTGGTGAACACCGGCGAGCCGATACTGGAAACTTTGATCGTGTCGCCGACCTTCAAGCGGCCGGCCGCATTGTTGAAATAACCGGCAGCTTCGACGACGGAACGCGGATCGTCGGTCGCGTAGGCGTAGAGGTCGCGCGTGTTCCCGGGCGGGGCGCCGATTGCACCGCCGACAGCGATCATGATGAGACTTGAGTTCAAAAAGGGCATTGGAAACCTCGTTCGGAAAGGGGCCGAGAGAAGGAGCGTGGCGAAAAGGGCGACCCAAAGGGCCGCCCTCGCCGTCAAATCACGTGTAGGGCGTGTCGTCGTCCACGCGGATGCGCACAACGCCGCTCTGGTCGATCAGGCCCGCGCCCTGGCTCATCATGTTGTTGACGAACCAAGCGGCCTTCGTGCCCTGCCACGTGATGTCGGTCTGCACTTCGGCGCCGATCGCATGGCCAACGCAGCTTTTGTGGAAGACGAACAGGTCGCGATCGTCGGGGGCCGCCAGCGGCAGGCCGGTGTGGACGATCCAATTGATGCCGAGCCAGCGGCGGTACATCCAACCCTCTTTCCAGGGCTGGCCGTCCATGCCGACCCACTCGGAACGGCTGAATTCGTCGATGCGCATCAGCTCGCCCCAAGCATGGGCCGAGACGACGCCGAAGACCGTGCCGTCGTCGAACGGCACGTCCTGCGCGTTCAGCGATTCGACCGTATCCAGCACGAGCTTGCGCGTAAGGCCGGTCGAATAGTCGCCGATGTTGCGGGCCGCCGTCGCGGTCTGCAGCGCGTCGATGATGAATTGGTCGGTGGCGCGGCCCAGCGCGTTGGCGCCGGACTCGATCACAGCGGCGCGCTCGTCATGCTGGAATTTCAGCGTGTCGAGCTTGTCGATGTATTCGGCCGCATAGCGGTCCTGCAGCGTGACCTCGATATTGGAGTGATCGAGGTTCATCACCGGGACTTCGCCGTGGCGCGTCTTGCCGGTGGCGATGCCGCGACCGATGCGCTGGAACGTGGTCGAAGCGCCCACGATGTTGTTTTGCGCGCGCACCGCGTTGCGCAGCTTCGAGCCCTT